TTCTGCAACATATCATTGGGTTATAATGTTATGTAATCAACGATATGATTATATTAATGATTTCCCATTACCATTATATGAATTAGAACAGCATATTACTGAAAAATATGGTGTTGGCAATGAATATGATATTCATCATTATGTTGATTCAAATGGAAATATTGTTGATTCTTCAAATCCTCAAGCCCTATCTGTTTCAAATTATGATTATGAAACTAATGAAAATGAAAAGAAAAGAAGAATTAAACTAATTGCACCTAATTTATTACAAACAATTCTCAAAAATTTTAAAGATAGTATATAATGAAAAATGATGAAGTAATACGCTTTGCCGGCGATATTAATATTGATAAGGCGCAAATTATTACTGCTACTGGGTTTTCGCAGGACATTAAAAACCAAGTAATGGCTATTGAATTTTATGAAGATATGTTTGCACCATTCATATCTGGACTAGTTGTAGTTAAAGAAACCTTAGACTATGCAAACTTATTCCCACTGATTGGTGAAGAATATATTACCCTTACTCTTAGAACACCGTCTTTTGAAGAAAAAAATATGACTATTGATGATCAGTTTGTTATTACTAAAGTAAAAAACAGAGCAAAATCCGGTGAAAGAAACTTATTATATGAAATTCATTTTATGTCACGTGAAGCTCTTGTTGATGTAAATAAAAAAATTAGCAAAGCATTTGAAGGAAAAGTTTCAGAAATTGCTCAAAGTTTTATTTTAGATAAATTACACGGTTTAGAGTCTAATAAAGATGTTTATGTTGAAGAATCCGCAAATGGTATTAAATACATTTCTAATTATTGGTCACCAATAACAAATTTAAATTATCTATCTCAGCTTGCAAAAAATTCAAGTGAATCTTCTGATTATATATTTTTTGAAAACAGAAGAGGGTTTAACTTTATGTCTATATCAAGACTATACAGTGAACCTGTTAAACAAAATTTTATTTCAGATGGATTCTTTAGAAAAGTTAATCAAGATGGGTCATCAACAAAAGATGTATTTGAAGAATACCGAAGAATAACAAACATAGAAGTTCCTGTTTTGTATGATTATATTGATCGTGCAAAAAGTGGAATGATGTCATCTAGACAAATTAAACATGATTTAGTTACTAAAAAATATACTGCTAAAAACTTTGATATATTAGATGACTATGATGATTTCCCACATTTAAATCAAAATGCTCCTGTTTCATCAAGAAGTATTCGAAAATCTGTACAAAAAATGTTTAATTCTAATTCACATTATGGCGCATTTAACGGATATAAAGATACAACGGCTAGCAGAAGTATTCAACAGCGAGTGTCACAAATAAATTTAGCACAAATGCATAAAATACAAATTACTGTTCCAGGTAGAACTGACTATACAGTAGGGGATAAAGTTTATTTAGAATTAACAAAAAATGAAGTGGTTAAATTAACAGATGATGAAGATCAAAATTTAGATAAGATATTATCTGGAAATTATATTGTAAGTTCTTTAAATCATTTTATCACACGTGAAAATCATGAATGTGTATTAGAACTAATTAAAGATTCTTACATATTAAATTTAGAAGAAAATTTATAATGATGAAATTATATACAGGCGTTGTTGAAAATAGACAAGATCCTTTTAAACTAGGAAGATGTCAAGTACGTGTTGTAGGATTACATTCACACGATAAAACATATATTAAAACTGAAGATTTGCCCTGGGCATATCCACTTCAACCAATAACTTCGGCAGGAATATCTGGAATTGGGCATTCGCCTATAGGTCCAGTAGAAGGATCTTGGGTTATTGTTATGTTTAGAGATACGGCAGAACAATTACCTATATTAATTGGAACAATTGGTGGTATACCGCAAGAAGACGGTGCTATTGATGATGATAGTTTAGAAATGATTCTTAAGGAAGATGGATATCTTCCTGGTACAGGAGAAGAAACACTATCATCAAAAACGGGTGATCTTATAAAAAATACATCAGGTTCTCCTTTAGAAGAAACTACAGGGTTAGCTACAGCATCCTCATTTACTACTTCTTCACAAACTGCAAAAGACTTGACTGGCTCAGTTTCTTATCAAGACGTTAAGCTTGCAGCTGCAGAAGCAAAAGTTAAAAGCCAAGTTAAATCTGACATAACGCAATCAATGTTTGACTCTCTTGTATCATTAGAATATAATAAAACAGGAGCACTAGATAGTTCATCTATTGTATCAGATCTTAATAATAATGATTACCTTGCTGCAGCAACTGGTTTTGCAGAAGAAGCAAAAGTTAATGGTGAAATTGATCAAGGTGAGTTAAGAAATCGTCTAGCAGAAAAAGATAAGTTTATTGCTGAGGGCATCCCGGGACCTACCGGTGACCTTGTTCCTGTCAAGGCAGCTATACCTACAGTCGATTCTAGTACAACTGCGTCAGGTCAATTAGATAATGGCCTTAAAATGGTTCTTGGTTTTAGAGATCCAAATGGCAAATATCCTCTCTATAAATTTGAACCAGATACAAATAAACTTGCAAGACACGAAGACATCAAGAAAACAATTGTTCGTAAGAAAGAACTAGCAAGAACAAAGGGTGTAGTAACTGCATTTAATGTAACATGGGATCAATCACCAATACCATACAATTCAACATATCCATATAACCATGTTTATCAATCAGAATCTGGTCATGTATTTGAATTTGATGATACAAAACATTCAGAACGTATTCATCTCTATCATACAAAAGGTACATTCTTTGAGATAGATGCAAATGGCACTAAAGTAGAAAAGATTATTGGCGATAACTATGAAATATTAGAACGCAATGATCATGTATATGTTAAAGGTTCAGGTAATATTACTATTGATGGCAATTGGAATGTTAAAGTTAATAATGATACAAATATAGAAGTAATGGGTAATGTTAAAACTCATGTACATGGTAATATGGAAACATCAGTACTTGGTTCATATAAAGTTAAAGCAGGATCAATTAATTTAGAAGCGCATGATGGTAATATTGATATGACTGCATCAGGTAATATTGCAGGTGATGCAACACGTATAGACTTTAATAGTGGAGTTGCGGTATCTTCAGGATTAACAACACCATTAGCATATGATCCAGTTATGCCAACATTTAAAGAATTACAAGTGATTACACGTGGTGTAGAAGCTGCTGCTCACTATGAAACGCCAGAAGAAGGTGATCCTACTGCATATATTGCTAAACGTATTAATGAAGGTACATTAGATCCAGAACAACAAAATTATGGTACTACACAAAAAACATGTGCAGTTACAAGAAATAGTGTTACAGCATTACCACAATCATGTACAATTATTAATGGTATTGATAAGTTTACACCAGATTTATATTTAAGTAAACACTTTACACTCAGTGCATTAACAAAGAATGGTTCACGAATGCCCGTACAACAACAAGGATTATCACCAAATGAGATCGTATGTAACCTTAAAGGCTTATGTGAAAATATATTAGAACCACTTGCTGAATTATACCCTAATATGGTCATTACATCTGGCTTTAGAAGACCTGGAGATGTAAGTGGATCAAGTAAAACATCTCAGCATTATTTGGGACAAGCTGCAGATATTGTTATACCTGGATTTAGTCGACAACAGCACTATGAAGCAGCATGTCAATTAGCTAAACTAGTACCATACGATCAGATATTATTAGAGTATTCGGGTAAGACAACAGTATGGATTCATGTATCATTTAAATATACTGCTAATCGATTTAATGCATTTACAATGAGGGATCACAAACGTGTTTCAAATAACGGACAGTTTGTATTAATTGCGTAATGGCTTGGTCACCATTATCTACACTATTAGATAGTATTAATGAAAGAGAGTTATTTAATTATAATATTACTTATTATAATGAATTAACATCTGAATTTGAGCCAGTTACAATAACTGCTTCAACACCAGACAGCGGTGTTACAGTATCAAGCAATACAATTAGTGGTCAATTTCTTGATGCATTTGATGAATTAATACAATATAGAACAAAACAAGATACTTTTGTAGAAGTATATGATTGGGCAGAAATAAACCGAAATGAATTATATGGTGTATATTATTTTAGAGCTGATACAACATTAGTTAGAACATATACATATACTGCAACATCTACTACATCAAGCCAAACATATACAATTGATGTAGAAAATGATTGGGATTATAATAAATTAAAACTATTACAATACGTTAATCCATCCGGATTAATAGTAACATGGAAAAATAATTCTAATACTATTTTGCCATGGAATAATGACAATAATGAAACTGTAGGGTGGGAAATATGAGTGTACCAAATACTTTTGCCGCAAGAACTGGTTCAATACCTCTTGCAGATTTAGATGAAAATTTTACAAGTTTAGATACAAATAAACTAGATAAAACTGGTAGTGCAACATTATCAGGAAATTTAACTATTACCGGTGATTTAACTGTTAATGGAACTCAAAATATTATTAATACAACTGATTTAGCAGTTGAAGATAATATGATTTATTTAAATAGTGAATCAACAGTGGCAAACCCAGATCTTGGTATTACTGGTAATTATAATGATGGTACATATCAACATGCAGGTTTATTTAGAGATGCCAGTGATGGATATTGGAAATTTTATGATAGCTATACTCCAGAACCAGATGCATCTGCATTTATTGATACAACGCATACATCGTATAGTTCAGCACCATTACAAGTATCAACTGTTAAATTAAATAATTGGACAATTACAGAATCAGGCGGTGTACTATATTTTGCTACAGGTGGTACAAATAAAATGAAACTAGATGCTTCAGGAAATTTAACTGTAACTGGTGATGTGACTGCATTTGGAACTGTTTAATGGCTTTACAATCTTCAGGTCAAATATCATTAAAGAATATTGCTGACGAATTTGGAGATGCTGCACCTCATTCAATGAGTGAATTTTACAGTGCTGCTGCTGGAGTTCCTGCATCAGGACAAATTAAACATAGCAATTTTTACGGTAAAGCTTCTGCTAAACAAGTTGTACTTACTGTATATGGTGCTAGTGGTGGATCCAATGGAGGAAACGATGCTGGTGGACAGGGTGGTACTGTTTCTTTATCTACATTAATGGTACCTGGTACTGTGCTAACTATGTATGTTGCTCGAGCAGGAACAAATGGAAATAATCAGGGTAGAGCTGGCGGTGGAGGCGGAGGAGCTTCTGCTGTATTAATTGGTAGCACTTTAATTGCTATTGGCGGTGGAGGCGGAGGAGCTGGCGCAGACGGAATAAATAATGCATCAACATATGGTGGCGCTGGTGGTGCTGATACTGGACAAACTGGTGGAAATAACTTAAATCACGTTGGAGCCGCGTATGGCGGCGGTGGAGGTACACAAAGCGGAGTGGGCGCTGGAGGTTCAGGTTCACGAGGAACAGGTAATGCTGGCTCTGGAAGAAATGGTGGTAATGGTATATTTTCAGGTAATAATGGAACATTTGCAGGCGGTTGGGGATATGGTACTGGTGGTAATGGTTATTTAGATCTTGGTGATGGAGGATCTGGAGGTGGTGGTGCTGGATACTTTGGTGCAGGATCAGGTGGTAGAAATGCTTCAGGAGCAGGTGGCGGCGGAGGTTCTAATTATAGAAGGACTTCAAGTATGCCAACCGGAGTAACATATATATCATCTACTACAACACGAGGTGGTAGAAGCGGAAATGGGCAAATTATAGTTACTGTTGATGGTGTATCAACAACATATAATTACGTATCAAATACAACACAAACGAGAACAATTTAATGCCAGCAGTTACAAGATTAGGAGATATATGTTCAGGCCATGGGTGTTATCCACCTAGGGTTAATGACGAAGCAAGTACTAATGTATTTGTAAATGGTATTGGTGTACATCGAGAAGGTGATCATTGGGTAACGCATTGCTGTGGTCCTTCTTGTCATGATTCTGTATTAGCAAAAGGATCAAATACAGTATTTGTAAATGGTATTCCTGCTGCTCGAATTGGAGATCAAGTTGCGTGTGGATCTATTGTAGCACAAGGTTCACCAAGCGTATTTTTCGGTTAAAAGGGTTATAAATAATAGTATGGCAAGGAACACAAGAACATTTTCAGACTTCGATCTTAATTTTACTAAGCATCCAGCAACTATGGATG